ACCACTGCGAAGAACGGAACTACTGGTACTTGGGAGATTCAATCTAATGACTATGGTTCACTAAGAGTTGATGGTGGTGCATACATTGCAGGTTCTGCTCTGATCGATGGTACGTTACACGTCAACGGTCCTCTTGAGATTAAGGATAGTGCGACAGAGACTGAATCTAGATTGAACTGGTTGAGAGTCAGATACAGAGGTCGTTTCGGTGACACTTATCAGGCATCTCCTTCCTATGCATCTCATAACTTCTCCACCTTAAAAGCACATGGTGGTGCAGGTATTATGAAATCCCTGTACGTTGGTGCTACAGGATCAGGAGAGAGATTCTCAGTTGGTAAAAAGAACTCTGGTGATAGTGAGAAGTTCACTGTTATTGGTGCAACTGGTGATACAACTATTGAAGGTACACTGACTGTTAATGATAACGTAAACTTCAACGGTACTCTCGATGTTGACGCAGACTTTGCGGTTAGAAATGGAACGACTGATAAGTTCTTCGTTGATAACGTAACTGGTAATACTAATATTGAAGGCACGCTGACTGCTGATGGTCACACTGAGTTGAACTCTACACTTAACGTAGATAGCAATACAACTCTTGGTGGCACACTGACTGTTGCTAACAATACTGAGATTAACGGCACCTTAGACGTTGACGCTAACTTTGCTGTTAGATCTGGCACAACTGATAAGATGACTGTTGCCTCTTCCACAGGTAACATTGCAACTGATGGTACTCTGGTTGTTCAAGGTCAGACAACTATTAATGATTCACTTATCCTCAACGCTGCTAACGAAGAGTTTGCAGTTCAGAATGGTTCTGGAGTAGATAAGTTTACTGTTGATAGTGACAATGGTAATACTATCATTGCAGGTGAAACAACGATTGGTGGTGCTACTCAAATCAATAATACTGTTGGCATTTCTAACGTCACTACGATCACTAGAAATACCCAACAAACTCTTTCTGGATCTTATTCTGCTGATGGTGCATTCCGTCTCAGTGGTGGTGCAGGTATTGCTAAGAACCTTGCTGTTGGTGAAGGATTGAGAGTTTATGGTGGCACTGAATTAACTGGTGCATTAGATCTTAATAGTAGTGCTGATATTTCTGGAGGTTTGGTAACTCACGATAATGTTACTGTCACAGCAGATAATAAGTTCTTCAAAGTTCAAAATGGTTCTGGTGTAGATAAGTTTACAGTTGATACTGATAATGGTAATGTTGTATCACAAGGTCAACTAACTGTTGTAGGCGACACAGCATTACAATCTGATCTTGTTGTTACTGGAAACCTTACCGTTAATGGTACAACTTCTACTATTAACAGCACTGTCACTACAATCGATGATCCTATCATCACCGTTGGTGGCGACACTGCACCTTCATCTAACGATGGTAAAGATCGTGGTGTTGAATTCCGTTACTTTGATGGTTCTGCCAAACTCGGTTTCTTTGGTTTTGACAGATCCTCTTCAGAATTTGCACTCTTAACTAGTGCAAGTAACTCCTCTGAAGTATTCACTGGTACTGACGGTGCATTAAGAATTGGTTCTATCCATGTCACTGGTGCAGGTACATCTGTTGACATTGATAATAACTTAAATGTTGATGGAACTGCAACTGTTGATGGTCAGATTATCTCTCAGGTATCATCTGGTCCTGCTCTTGTCATTCCAACAACTGATAAAATTAATAATCTTAACGCAGACTTACTAGATGGTATGACAACTGCGACTGCTGCAACAGTCTCTACAGTTGTTAATCGTGATGCATCTGGTGACTTTGCTGCTAATCAAATTACTGCTGCTTCTGGCACAGGTTCGGGTGCAGGTTTCTTAGGAAACGCATCTACTGCTGACGCTTGGAAGACTGCTAGAACATTCACCCTTGCAGGTGTTGTTCAAGGTTCTGTATCTGTAGATGGAAGTTCTGCTCCTACTATCAATACAACGTTTGTTGATGCTGATAGCACTGGTCTTGCTGCCATGTCTGGAACAGGATATGTCGTTCGTACAGGAACTGGAACTTATGCCCAAAGAACTCTCCAAGTCACCGCTTCCTCAGGAATTACCCTTACTAATGCTAATGGTGTTTCTGGTAATACTACAATTAACGTTGCTAGTGCGAGTAGTAACTCTGCTAACAACCTAGTAATTAGAGACGGATCTGGTAACTTTGCTGCTAACATTATTACTGCTGCATTAGTAGGTAATGTAACTGGTCAGGTATCTGACATCTCAAATCATGACACTGGTGATCTTACTGAAGGATCTAACCTTTACTTTACTAACGAAAGAGTTGATGACAGAATCAATGCTCTGTTCGTTGCAAGCACTGGTATCACTAGAGTTTATGATGATACAAATAATACATATACACTCTCGGTCACTCAGTCCGATATCAATACCGATAACGTAACTGAAGGATCTTCAAACCTCTTTACTACTGCTGCAAGAACCAGAACTCACTTCACATATGGCAAAGGTGTAAAACTTACCTCTGCTGACTTGGCGATTGACTTTACTGAGTTTAACACAGGAGATATTACTGAAGGATCTAACCTTTACTACACTGACGAAAGAGTTGATGATAGAGTAAATGCTCTTATCACAGCAGGAACTGGTATTACTAAGGCATATAACGATGCTGCGAATACATACACACTGACTGTAACTCAAGCAGATATTGATACTGATAACGTAACTGAAGGATCAAGCAACCTGTTCACCACTGCTGCTCGAACAAGGACACACTTTACTTACGGAACAGGTATTGAGTTGTCTGGTAGTGGTGAACTATCTGTTACTCAAGCAGATATCAATACTAGCAACATCACTGAAGGTAGCAAACTCTTCTATACTGATGCACGTTTTGATACACGTCTTGCTGCTAAGACTACTGCAAACCTTACTGAAGGATCAAACCTCTACTTTACTAACGCCCGTGCTGATGCCCGTGTTGCTGCTGCAACTGGTGCAAACCTCAGTCTTGCTGCTAAGTCTACTAGTGATCTTAGTGAGGGTACAAACCTTTACTATACAAATGCTAGGGCAGACGCTCGTGTCGCTCTGCAGACTGGTGGTAACCTCGATCTTTCTGAGAAGACTACTACAAACCTTGCAGAAGGAACTAACCAGTACTACACTGAAGCAAGAGTTCAAGCAAAACTTGATAATGCGTATGAGCAACTAAGAGCAATGTTAACTAACCTTGCAACTAGCACTACTCTGACTTTGAACTTGTCTGGTGATCCTACTCCTGGTGCAGTTGTTACCACTGGTGTTAGCGTCGGTGGTGGTGGAGGATTCTCTGCTGCTACTGGAGTTGCAACCTCTGGTGCTGCATCTGGTGCAACTGGATTGACTGTTGACACCACAGTCGATGCTGATGGAAACATCACTGCTGCTGCAGTTAATGCAGGTGGTAGTGACTATCTGATCACAGATACAGTTACAATCACTAACGCCAATGCAGGTAAAGTATTGTCGTTCAACTTGGCAACCTTGACAGGTGGATCAAATTATGTTACAGGAACTGCTCTAGCAACGACTGGAGGTTCTGGATCTGCAAGTTTGGTTGTAAATATTACTGCATCCGCAGGTGCAATTACCAACGTTACTATCAATGACGGTGGAACTGGTTATGCTGTTGGTGAGACAATCACTATTGTTCAACCAACTGGTCTTGATGGATCAAACCCAGGATCAGGTGGTACAGTGAATACTGCTACCGTTGCAACTAATGCAACTCTAACTCTTACTGACATCACAACGATGGAAGTTGGAGCAACCGTTACTGGTGCTACTTCTGGTACCACAGGTGTTATCACTGCCCTTGGAACTAACCAAGTCACTGTTGATAATGTTGACGGATTCTTCAAGAAAGGAGAAGTCGTCAGTGCTAATGATGTTACCGCCTTGACCATATCCTCATTCAGTTAATAAGTTATGTCTGCTACTAGACCCGCAAGTAAAACAGAACTAAAGAACTATGCTCTTCGTAGATTAGGATTTCCTACGATTGACATCAACGTTGCCGATGAGCAACTAGATGATTTAATCGAAGAGGCAATCGACTACTACCAAGAGTATCACTACAATGGTAGTTACAAAACCTTTATGAAAATTGAGGTGACTGATGCTATCAAAACTGCAGCACAAGGAACTACACAAGCAGGTGGTAGTGCTTGGTTTGAGCAAAACAATTATGTTGATCTGCCACCTGGAACTTTAGGTGTAAACCATGTGTATTCTCAGATCGGTGCGTCAAGTATCGTTCCTGGAAATATCTTTAACATCAAGTATCAGATCTTTTTGAATGACATCTATGCTATGACGCATGGACACATTCTACATTACTTCTTAACTTCACAGTATCTTGAGACTCTTGACTGGGTTACTAACTCACAAAGAGATCGTAGAGTTCGATTTAATGAGCATCAAGGTAGATTATATCTTGATATGGATTGGGCAGATTTGACAGCGGGTGATTTTCTATTAGTTGAAATGTCATTGAGGCAAGATCCTACAACATATACAAACATGTTTAACGACAACTGGTTGAAGGATTATGTCGAAGCATTATTTCAACAGCAATGGGGAAGGAACCTAAGTAAGTATGATGGTATTCAAATGCTTGGCGGTGTTACCTTAAATGGTAGACAAATTTTAGATGATGCTAGTCAATTCAAGAAAGATCTTGAAGAACAGATTAGATCAACATATGAACTTCCACCTTTAGACTTGGTAGGGTAAACCGAAATGGCAATCTCCAACACTCCCGCACAGGATTATGTACAATCAGACTATAGCAATAGTGCAAGACTGAACATTAACGGTTCTGCACAAGAGCAAAAGTTCATTGAAAATCTTATTGTAGAAACTATTGAAATTTATGGGCAAGATATTTACTATGTTCCGAGAACGATTGTCAACAAAGATACAGTCTTTGGAGAAGACTCGGATTCAAAATTTGAAAGCGCGAAACCTATCCGAGCATATGTCAATAATGTTGAAGGATGGGAAGGGCAAGGTGAGTTACTTAGCAAATTTGGAGTCCGTATCGAAGACAAGACAACTTTTATATTCTCCCGTGAAAAATTTAAAGAGCATGTTGACGACTCTACAACGCTTAACGTCGAAGGAAGACCGAACGAAGGGGATTTAATCTGGTTCCCAGTAACCAAACACCTGTTCTCAATTACATTTGTAGAAGCAGAGAAACCTTTCTACCAATTAGGTAAAGGTTATGTTTGGGAATGTCAGTGTGAACTCTTTGAATTCAGTGATGAGGAAATTAATACTGGTATTACAGATCTGGATGCTATCGAGACTGCGTTCGCAAATGCGATTACAGTTGGTCTGGTAGCAGGAGGATCTGGTACATTTACAGCAGGTGAAACTGTAACTGGTGGTACATCCAATGTTACTGCTGAAGTTAAGTCATTTGACTCTGGTACTAGGACTCTTATTGTTATCAATCGTTCTGGTACGTTCTCAGTCCCTGAGACGATCACAGGAGGCACTAGCAGCGCATCTTGGACAACTGCTACATATAATACAATCAATAATACTAACTCAGAGTTTGATCAGAATAATGACTTTGAGACTTTAGATAATGATATTATCGACTTCACCGAAACAAATCCATTCGGAACGGTCGGATCTGTAACTGATGGAACAATCTAATGTTAGGAAACTACTCATACCACGAAATATTCAGAAAGACTATTGTTGCGTTTGGAACTTTATTCAACAATATCGAACTTCGTCGTCAAGATGAAGTGATGAAGGTGCCTTTGGCATATGGTCCAAAAGATAAGTTCCTGGCGCGTCTAGACCAAGTACCTGACCCTACAAACAAACGGGTTCAAATTACTCTACCCCGTATCGGGTTTGAGATCACTGGTGTTAATTACGATAGTGCTAGAAAGGTAGCACCTACACAGAAAATTAAAATCGCAAGTTCAAACACAAAAAACAAAAATGTGTTTATGCCTGTGCCATATAATATTGGTTTTGAGTTGGCAATCATCTCCAAAAATCAAGAAGATGGTTTGCAAATCTTAGAACAAATCTTACCAGTATTCCAACCTCATTATAATCTTGCAGTTAAGTTACTGCCTGAGATGAGTGAAATTAGAGATATCCCTGTTGTACTAAACAATATTGAGTATGAAGATTCCTACGAGGGAGACTTCTCACAACGTAGAGCAATCATCTATACATTATCCTTTACTGCAAAGACATACCTATACGGTCCTGTTACAGAGTCCAAGGTTATCAAGAAGTCAAGCGTCGATTACTACTCGAATACAGACGTCAACAAAGCACCAAGAGAAGTACGTTATCAGGCAACACCTCAGTCTATTCAAGACAGAGATGGAGTCGTTGTTACAACTCTATCTGCTGCTGCTGATACTAATGATAACTTGATTGCAGTTGCTGATGCAAGTGGTATTGCTAAGTCTGATAATATCTACATTGGCACTGAGTTGATGAGAGTCACTAAAGTATCAGGTACAAGTCTATCTGTTCTTAGAGCACATGAAGGAACTACTGCAGGTGCACATGCTAGTGGTGCTAACGTATTCAAGGTAGATCAGGCAGATCACGATCTTATAGATAGTGATGATGACTTTGGTTTCGGTGAAATGAAATCTGAGTTTACAGATATGAAGAAGAAAAACTTCGTAAGTGGTAATGATGAGGCAATCTAATGGCAGATCCGTTTGGTGGTTTGAATGATGCATTCGGAGCAGAACCCTCCGAATTGCAAAAACATGTTGAGAATGTAAAACCAACTCTTAAGAAATCCGACACACAAGATGTTAAGCAAGACTACGAAGTAAGTAGAGCACAACTACATAATCTGGTCATGAAAGGTCAGGAGGCAGTTGATGGGATACTTGACGTGGCGAGATCATCGGATCATCCTCGCGCTTATGAAGTTGCAGGGCAACTTATCAAAAATGTGGGAGATGTAGCAGATAAGTTGATCGATCTTCAAAAGAAGATGAAAGAACTTGATGCTGAAGACACAAAGATTGTAAACAATACCACTAACACTATGTTTGTTGGTAGCACTGCCGAGTTGCAAAAAATGTTGAAGCAGCAAAAGGACCTAAATAAAAAGGACACGAAATAACTCGACACGACAATGCCTGTATTAAAAGTATTAAGTACGAACGCTGTTGCAGGATCTGCAACTGAATATCAAGTAGTGCAAACTGGATACTATAGAGTGCTTGCTACAGCAGCAGCATCTACTGTATCATTCAACGGTGGACCTGCTATTACATTGGTACAAAATCAAGCACTTCTACTTAAGTCAGGAGCAAAACCTGGTCAAGCAAGAATTACTAAAGCAGTAGATGATAGTACTGCTGATTATCAACTTGGAACTAACATCGGTGAGATGACAAACACTCACCCATTCTCTGTTGATGATTTCATCGCTGTAGAAGATGACGGTACATCTCCTGCAATCGATTCAAACTTCCTATCTGCAGGAACTGCGGGTAAGAAAGTTACTGCTGTAACTCCTAACTCTATTAGTACTGATGTTGATTCATCTGGTGCTTCTGCTGATTACACATATGCATACTCTGGTAAGCAAGCAGTAGTCAAGCGTGCAGTTAAAATTACTGCAGGTTCTGGTGCAATCGTTGTTGAAGAGGTTCAAGTAGTCGGAGGTTAAGATGCCCGCAGTTAACCAGAAAGCAGAAAAGATCGTAAAGGCAATGAAACGTAAAGGTAAAAGTTTCAAACGCCTTTACGGTGATGATGCTAAAAGCGTAATGTACGCAACAGCAAATAAATTAGCACAAAAGGAAAATCTAAAAGTTATGTACTACAAAGATTTTATCAAACTAGTTGAAGGCAATCCTACCACAAGAATGCTTTCCAAAGCACAGTCTAAAACGACTGGCAATATTTCTGCTGACCGTGGAACTGACGAAAAGAAAAACAGAGAAAGTAGAAAGTCTCTCGAAAAAGATTTAAAGAAAAAAGGAATTGGATACAAAAAAGGCGTTGGTGAATATAAATATTCATCAGGCGAAGGTACAGGACGTGAGGTTTCATACCAAACGAGTCCTGGAAAGGGAATGTCTAAGAGACGTTTCGGCAAGGTCATGCGTCGTCTCGGTAGAAAGCATGGTCAAGAATCAGTGATCACTAAGAAAGCAGGTAAACCTGCTAGACTTCATGATACTGAGAACAAAAAACCTGATAAGTCTATGACTTTAGGTAAAGCAAAACCAGGTAAAAATCCTGGTGGTTTTGGAGAAACTTCTGGCACAAAGGTCAGAAAAGGCAAACTAGGTAAAACTAACAAACCTGCATACCATTATGGATAATGAAAAGATCGTTGAAAACAAAAGCGGTGATAATTCTCTCCGTGACTGGTTTGGCAAGAGTAGGTCTAGTGATGGCAAGCCTGGTTGGGTTCAACTCGGTGGCAAATATGCAGGAAAACCCTGTGCCAAACAACCTGGACAGACCACAAAACCAAAGTGCGGTTCAAGTAAAATGAAACGCAACCTAAATAAGGATGAGGAGGAAGCAGCATTCCGTCGCAAGAATGCTAAAGATCCGAATCCTGATCGTAAAGGTAAGGCAATCAACGTGAAAACAGAAGAACTTAACCTAAAAAAATTATCCAAAGAACTTGACGGTGCATCCAAGATGCATAAAGGTCAGTCCGACCGTATTAAAAAACATCTTAATTCAAAAAAAGACATTACGGAAGGTGAAAAGGATGCATGTTACCATAAGGTAAAGTCTCGTTATTCAGTTTGGCCAAGTGCTTATGCAAGCGGTGCACTTGTCAAATGCCGAAAAGTTGGTGCAAAGAATTGGGGAAACAAGAGTAAGAAAGAAGAGTTTGAAGGACTCAAAACTTTCTCTGAGTTTCAAGCAGAATGTTGGAAAACACATAAAAAAGTTGGTATGAAAATGAAGGGTGGTAAGTTAGTAAACGACTGTCGCCCTAAGAATGAAGAAGCAGAAGTGTATTGGTCTAGTGAAGCATTAGATGACTTAGAAAATCTGCAAAATGAAGCAAAGGTAGATAAAGGTCGTAGCGATTACGGTAAAGCATCTATCAGAAACTATAGAAGAAGTGGACCTGGGCATGATGATCCTGGCATGTTTGACCCTGAGGGTAAACGAGGTAAAACTATTGAGAAGCGTAGGGAAGAGCACAAAGCACGTCGTGGTGTGAAAGGTGCTAAAGTTCCTGCATACAATAGAGAAGAAACCTCTTTTGAAGAAGCGAAGAAGTGTTGGAAAGGTTATGAGAAAAAAGGCACTCAAAAACTTTTTGGTAAAACGTACAACCGCTGCGTAAAAAAAGAGGAGACCACTAATGTCGAAGAAGGAGCAGCATGGACAAAAAAGTCAGGACAGAATAAAGAAGGAGGACTCAACGAAAAAGGACGGAAGTCTTACGAGAGAGAAAATCCAGGATCTGACCTTAAAGCACCTTCAAAGAAGGTTGGAAATCCCAGACGGGCATCCTTCTGTGCAAGAATGAAAGGTATGAGAAAGAGACAGAAACCATCAAATAACACAGGTGAAGATAGATTGAGCAAATCCTTGCGTGCTTGGAATTGTTGATATATAATAGACAATAGATCTTCGACTAACAACGTATGGACTTCTCCACAAAGGTGTGTCCCAAGTGTGATGCGAAATGGATGGGAGGACAACTCTTCTGGTCTACAGGAAAAGAAGGGTGTCCTCATGATCTAGCAGGACTTGTATGTAATGATTATGGTGATGAACGATGTATCAATCCATGTAAGGGTTCTACTAGTGGACAGACATGGGAATATCGTCGTGGAATGATTGCAGGATTGATGGAAGAATACGAAAGAAATAACAGGAAATCCGAACAGGACTAAGTATAAAGACTTAGTTACTATTATAAGTAGTTACGTCTTTATATGTTCAACTATGGAAAGACATACAGTCGTTTCAGCAGCAATTTTATTTGGTATAATTGGCACAGCAATGTTTACTCTATTTCCACTAGCGTATACTACACTTTAAAATGAAACGGATCAACAATTTAATACTATCTCTCACTGTAACAATCATAGATTATCTCTACAGGGGGAGAGACATACCTAGATTTTGGGTGCTTGAGGAGATTGCTCGTGCACCCTATTTCTCTTTTATGAGTGTGTTACATTTTCGTGAATCATTAGGTTTACGAGGACCAGAACATATACATTTAATGAAAGAACATTTTGCACAAACTCTAAATGAAACAGAACACTTGGAGGAAATGGAACGTCGGGGCGGTGCAGACCATTGGGTTGATAGAGCGTTTGCCAGACACTTGGTGTTGCTTTATTACTGGATTATGGTTGTTTACTACCTCGTTGATCCAGTAAATGCTTATCACATAAATGAACAGATCGAGCACCATGCAGCACATACATATGAACAATACTTGACAAGTCATCCAGACGATGCTAAGATAGTGGCGATTCGTGACGATGAACTGCAACATGCAGAAGAACTACGTCAGGCAATGAAATTAGTTTTATCACTATGAAAATTAGACCTAAGGAAACTGAAAGTCCACAGCAGTTACTACAACGTTTTGATAAAAGAATCAAACAACTTACTGCTAGACAAGCAGAATTAAAAGAAGCATATGATGAATATGTGAAACTTGATTCTGATCTTACCAGATTACAGGGGTCGGTTGATGCTGTCACCTATATCGCTACTGGTGCTTTGCCAGGAGACGGTAACCATGATGGCATGAAGGACCATAAACCCAAATAAATAATAGGACCTAAGAAAGGAGAGTTATGCACCACTACACCGTAGGTTGGCATGACAACCAGAATCATCATTATGAGATCTGCGAGTATGCCATTGATGCTTACAATGCTATCAATCAAGCGAAGGAAGATATACCAGAATTTAATAATCCCCATGCTGCTGAATATTGTATCAAAGAGGATGATGATCCTGTCTTAGGATGATATTAAAAGCACATGAAAACTTAAGTGATCCTGTTTGGAGTGTAATTATTATGCTTATAATACTTCTTGCAATAACTACTTGGTATATTGTCTATATACTAAGATTATCATTCAAGGAGTTAGAAGATGGCAGCGATGATACCCCCAAGCAGGAAGAGTTGTTACAACTTCAGAGTAACGGAGATCAATCGTGTTCTTGACGGTGATACTATTGACGTCACCATTGATCTTGGGTTTGACTTATACAAGAAAGAAAGAGTTAGAGTTGCAGGAGTTGATACGCCAGAAAAAAGGACAAGAGACCTCGAAGAAAAAGAACTGGGCATCGATGCAACTAACTGGCTTAAGGAGAAACTTGAGGGGGCAATAGACGGAGAAGATGAACTCTCAATTAGAACAGAATTAAAAGGTGGTGTCGGTAAATATGGTAGGTTGCTAGGTTGGTTATATATTGGGGATGCAGAAATGTCTCTAAACGAACAAATGATTGACGAAGGTTATGCCTGGGAATATGATGGTGGTACCAAACAAAAAAACTTTGACGAACTTAGAGAGATTAGAAGACAGCACGGGACCATGCTATAAACTTGATCTTTTAATCAAGGCAGCAACTATTGGTCTTCCTAAATGTGAGGAAGTTGTTTCAGATTACTCTGAGGTTCATAAAGATGGTGTGACTATAGTCAATCGTCTATGGACTTGTCAAGGATTGAGACGCATACACTTAGAAAGAGCAATCACACCTAATGTAGAGATACTCCACTCTGTCTTTTGGCCAGATCCTTCATATGATCTGCCTGTTTTTGGGTGTGATATTGTAGTTGCAAATGGTAATGTCACTGCTGCTATTGTAGATATCTCTCCCTTTCATAAACAATTAGACTACATGTACGATGACATTCGTGATGTAAGTAATCAATATAACTTTGAACCAAGGCATTTACCAGAGTGGGGTGATGTCTTTTCACCATACTGCAAATTTCAAAGATTGAAAAACGGTAGCGAAATTGACAAGTTCTATGAGTGTACTAGGGAATACATAAAGATATACACTCAGATGGTCAGAGAATCTCAGGAAGACATGGAGTGGTTGGATGTACTGAGACGTTATGATGACCAACTTTATTATGTAAATCAACAAAGAAAGAACACTAAAACAAGAGCAGTGTTATCCCAGTGGTTTGATACCTCTTGGGCAAATACCTATATAGAACAGGTATTATTCGACAAACCAAAATTATGAGGGAGCAATTAATTAAAGCATTACTCGCACATGCACATGGAGATATTCAAAAGCATGTCGCAAACGTAGAGGTTTATTTAACCAATCCTGCAGGTATCGGAGAACACTCGGATATTACAGAAGCGATTGAAACTGAATTGAATATAATTGCAAAATACCAAGATCAGATAGACGTCATAAACAAGTACTTTAACAAAAAGAATCCATGATTGACGATCAACCAGAATTTGATGAACTAGATGATCATGATTACCATTTGAAACTATATCATCAAGACCTTAGGTTACTCCACAGTTGTGTAGAAAAATCATTGCAAAACTGGGCAGGTGGTGATCCTGAGGAACAGCAAGCAATGTTTGTAATGAGAGACATTCTTTATAAAGGTTTATTGGAACACCAATACCACCAGTTGAATATTGACAGAGATTAATGGCAGTTAAACAGGAAATCTACTTAGGTAATCCTAATCTTAAAAAGGCAAATGTTTCTACGAACTTTACGAAGAAACAGATTGCTGAGTATTTGAAGTGCGCTGAAAATCCTGTTTACTTTATCCGAAAGTATATCAAAATCGTTTCTCTTGATGAAGGTGTCATACCATTTAAAATGTATGACTTCCAAGAGGACATGGTATCAAAGTTCCATGATAATAGATTTAATATTGCTAAGTTACCAAGACAGTCAGGTAAATCTACAATCGTTACAGCATATCTACTATGGTATGTACTATTCAATGATAACGTAAATGTCGCAATCCTCGCAAACAAAGCAGCAACTGCAAGAGAGATGTTGGGACGCTTACAACTTTCTTATGAGAATCTCCCTAAATGGTTGCAACAAGGTATTCTCGGTTGGAACAAAGGGTCACTCGAACTGGAGAACGGAAGTAAAATCCTCGCTGCTTCTACTTCTGCTAGTGCTGTTCGGGGTATGTCCTTTAACGTTATATTTCTGGACGAATTCGCGTTCGTTCCGAATCATATTGCTGACCAGTTTTTCAGTTCTGTCTATCCTACTATTTCTTCTGGTAAGTCCACAAAGGTTATTATCATTTCTACCCCTCACGGGATGAATATGTTCTATAAATTGTGGCACGATGCAGAGCGTAATCAAAATGAATACGTTCCCACAGAGGTTCATTGGTCACAAGTTCCTGGAAGAGATGAGGTTTGGAAAGAACAAACAATCAAGAACACATCTGAAGCACAGTTTAAAGTTGAGTTTGAGTGTGAGTTCTTAGGATCTGTTGATACATTGATTAGTCCTAGTAAACTCAGGACCATGGCATATCATGATCCTATCAAAGAGAATAGAGGTCTTGCACTGTTTGAACAGGTTATACCAGAGCATGATTACATATTAACTGTAGACGTGTCTCGTGGTGTAGGACATGACTATTCAGCATTTACAGTATTTGATACGTCAGAGTTACCATATAGATTAGTTGCTAGATATAAGAATAATGAAGTAAAACCCATCGTCTTACCAAACATTGTAGTAGACGTGGCAAAGAATTATAATAACGCATACATTCTATGTGAGGTAAATGATATTGGTGGACAGGTTGCGGATATCATTCAATATGATCTGGAGTATGAGAATTTACTCATGGCATCCATGCGTGGTAGAGCAGGACAACAATTAGGTCAAGGATTCTCTGGTAAGAAGACTCAACTAGGTATCAAGATGTCAACTGCCACAAAGCAAGTTGGATGTTCAAACCTTAAAGCATTAATCGAAGAAGATAAACTAGTCATTCCAGACTACGATACTATTGCAGAACTAACTACATTCATTGCAAAGGGTCAAACATTCCAAGCGGAGGATGGTTGTAACGATGACCTAGCAATGTGTTTGGTTATATTCTCATGGATGGCAACACAACCTTACTTCAAAGAGATGCACGATAACGATGTGCGTGCGCGGATCTATGCAGATCAAAGAGATGCAATCGAGCAGGATATGTCACCCTTCGGATTCGTTTCTGATGGTATGGATGACGAGTACTTCGCAGACGCTCAGGGCGATGTCTGGAAAGTCGCGGAGTATGGAGACAAGTCGTACATGTGGGAGTTTAGATAGAGTTCGTTTTTTATAAATAATCCTAGACAACCCGACGTACGGACCTAATCTAGGAGTTTTAAACAATGGCAAGTAATCAATCCTCACCTGGAGTTGTAGTCCAGGAAAGAGATCTGACAACAATTTCAACCTTATCTACCGCGAATGTCGGTGTGATCGCAGCACCTTTTGAGTTAGGTCCTGTTGAAGAGGTAATTCAAATTGGTTCTGAAAGAGAACTGGTAGCACAGTTTGGTGAACCAAATGACAATAACTTCGAGTACTGGTATACTGCAGCACAGTTCTTAGCATATGGTGGTGTTCTTAAAACCATCCGTGCTGATAGCACTAACTTAAAGAACGCAGTAAACACAGGTACTGCACCTAAAATCAAGAATTTACAAGACTACGAAACTAGTTACGAAGCAGCAAGTAACAACTGGAACTGGGCAGCAAGAACTCCTGGTGCAAAGGGTAACTCAATCGGTGTGTTCGTAACAGACGCAGGTGCTGATCAAATTGCTGTTGTTCCTGCTCCTGGATCAGGTAACGATCACGAATTCGTATCTTCCGAAGCATTAAGTGCAGCATCTGGTGCTGCGGGTAAAGTATTTAAGTACAGCATTGTTCTTTCAGTCAACACTGTTGTTGGAACCTTCGTACCTGGTACTACAACTACTATTAGTATTTCTGGTTCTGCACAAACAGTTACTGTTTTAGCATGGGATGCAGGTAATAAGAAACTTGAGATTGGTCTTCCTTCTGGTGGTATCACTGGTATTCTTGCCGATGGTCAAACTATTACTCAGGGTTCTAACACTGCTATCATTTCAAATGGTGGTATTGAGAGACGTGTTTATATCGTAAAAGACAAAGGAAGTATTGACTTTGCTGCAGCAGACAGCATCTCTGATACAAACTCTACTGCTGTTTCAATCAGTTCAGTAAGAGTTGAGTATGATGAGCGTGAGTATCTTCCAAACCAAAAGTGGGTGAATGTTGCTCCTAGACCTGGAACTTCAGCATTCGGAACTGCTCAAGGAGCATTCAGAGATGAACTTCACATCTTAGTTACTGACGTTGACGGAAAAATCACTGGTACACCTGGTGCAGTTCTTGAGCGTTTCATCGGTGTTTCTAAAGCATCTGATGGTAGATCTTCTCTTGGTGAAGCAAACTACTATGTTGAAGTCATTAAGCAAAAGTCTGCTTATATCTTCTGGGGTTCACATGAAACTGGAACATTTGCTGTAGGCGCATCTGCCTCTGCAGGTGACTGGGGTTTTGCAGCAGCAAGTAGAAACTTTAACGTACTTCGTTCAACTGCAGGTGTTACAAACTATCCTCAAGGAGACGTTACTCTTGGAACGGATGAAAACGCTACATTCTACTATCGTCTCGGAAGCGGTGCTGACTATGCACTTTCTGGTGGTGAGTATACTGTTACTTCATCTGAACTTTCGACTGCATATGGATTGGTTGATGACCCAGAGTCACAGACAATCGACTTCATCTTAGCAGGTCCTTCTGGTGCTGATGATGCAGGTGCTATTGCTAAAATTGCTTCTCTTGTAAGTATCGTTGAAGAGCGTAGAGATTGCATGCTATTCGTTTCTCCTCGTAGAGGAAACGTGATTGGTGTTAGCAGCGCAGCATTACAAACTAACAACATTATCAACTTCTTTGATCAGTTACCTTCAAGTAACTACATGGTGTTTGATTCTGGTTACAAGTACATCTATGATAAGTACAACGACGTATATCGTTACATCCCTTGTAATGGTGACGTTGCAGGTCTTTGCTTACAGACTACTGAAACTTCTGAACCTTGGTTCTCACCTGCAGGTTTTGCTCGCGGTCAAGTTAGAAATGCAATCAAACTTGCATTCACTCCTAACAAGACTCAGCGTGATAGACTTTACTCTGCAAGAGTTAACCCAATCGTTTCTTTCCCTGGTCAAGGTATCGTACTCTTCGGAGACAAGACTGCACAATCATTCGCTTCTGCCTTCGACAGAATCAATGTTAGACGTCTGTTCCTTGTAATCGAAAGAGTGATTGCTACTGCTGCTAAGTCACAACTCTTTGAACAGAATGATGAGCAACAAAGAGGACTCTTCCTCAACATTGTTGAACCATTCTTGAGAGATGTACAAGGTCGTCGTGGTGTAACTGACTTCTTAGTTAAGTGCGATGCATCTAACAACCCACCTGAGGCAGTAGATAGAGGAGAGTTCAACGCTGAGATCTTCGTGAAACCAACTAGAACTATCAACTACATTACTCTAACCTTCGTTGCTACTAGAACTGGAGTTTCCTTCAGCGAAGTCGCAAGTTAAAACTAAATAAAAAACTCTGAAAAAACGCTTTGTTCTAAATAATAGGACAAAGCGTTTTATATTAACCTATCATGGCAGGAATTCAAACTTTTAAATCAAGAGTCAGAGGTGACTTTTCCAGACCTAACCTCTTCCAATGCAACGTGAGTTTTCCTACTGGGGTAACTGGCGGTGATGCAGCAGCAAGTCTTGGAGCGTTTACCGTGAGGGCAGCAAACTTACCCGCAACTCAGGTAGGTGTTGTTGAAGTTCCTTACAGAGGTCGTGTTCTTAAGATTGCAGGAGACAGAACCTTTGAACCTTGGACTATTACAGTTATGAACGATAGTAATTTCGTTCTCCGTAATGCGTTTGAGTCATGGGCAGAAAAGATTCAAGCATACACTCAGAACGTTACTTCCGCTTCTGATGACACTGCTTACTTCAAAGACATGTATGTCACTCAGTTCGATAGATTTGCTCCAACCGATGCGGATGGTAACACTGGTAACCCTCTTGCAGAGAAGAAGCACAAACCCATTGCTAAGTATCGTTTCTACGATTGCTTCCCAACTAATATTTCTGCTATCGATCTTGATTACGGAAGTAATGATGCCATCTCCGAGTTTACCGTAGAACTTCAAGTACAGTACTGGACTCCAGAGAAGGGCGAACTCAAAACTGACAATTAAAAACAACTTTTAGAAAGTTCCTAAATAAGACAGGAACATTAATGATCTTAAAAAATGTCTCAACTTTTTGGATTTTCACTCCAAAGAGCAAAGAAGGTTCCTAAGGGACCTTCTTTTGTTCAGAAGGATAGTATGGATGGATCGCAACCGATTGTCGGTGGCGGTTACTATGGATACTCTGTAGATTTTGATGGGACTATTCGTAATGAATATGAACTAATCACTCGTTATAGAGAGATGGTTCTTCAACCAGAAGCGGATAGTGCTGTAGATGATGTCGTCAACGAGACGATTTGTGGTAACTTTGATGATGTACCTGTTGAGGTTGAATTAAGCAACTTAAAGCAGTCAGATAAGATTAAGAAGTTAATCAGAGAAGAGTTTCAAGAAATTCTTCGTCTGTTAGATTTTGATAATCGCTCTTATGAAATTTTCCGTCGTTGGTACGTTGACGGTAGATTATTCTATCATAAGGTGATTGACCCCAAGAATCCCAGTGACGGACTTATAGAACTTAGATATATTGACCCTCGTAAGATTCGCAAAGTAACTGAGTACGAACAAAAGAAACCAGACCAACTTCGCGGTGTTGATCTTAATCAACAACTTACACAGCAATCAGCAAGTTACTATCTCTACAACCCTAAGGGTTTAAAGAATTCTACTAATCAGGGCATGAAGATTGCACCTGACTCAATCACTTATTGTCATTCTGGTATCCAGGATCTCAATAAGAACATGGTGCTATCGCACCTACATAAAGCAATCAAAGCAGTAAACCAACTGCGAATGATTGAAGACTCTCTGGTTATCTACCGTTTGAGTAGAGCACCAGAACGTCGTATCTTCTATATTGACGTTGGTAACTTACCTAAGAACAAAGCGGAGCAATACCTCCGTGAAGTTATGGGTAGGTATCGTAACAAGTTAGTGTATGATGCAAACACAGGAGAAATCAAAGATGATAAGAAGTTCATGTCTATGCTCGAAGACTTCTGGTTACCCAGAAGGGAAGGCGGTAGAGGAACTGAAATCACTACGCTCCCAGGTGGACAAAATCTTGGAGAACTTGAGGACGTCAAGTACTTCCAGAAGAAGTTGTACAAAGCACTCAACGTTCCATCATCAAGATTAGAAACAGAGACTACATTCAACATTGGTCGCGCAGCGGAAATCACTCGTGATGAAGTTAAGTTCCAAAAGTTTATTGAACGTCTCCGTAAGAGATTCTCAGAATTATTCCACGATCTCTTAAAAACACAACTCATTCTAAAAGGTGTGGTAACACTTGAAGAGTGGGAGGATATGAAAGAACATATCCAATATGATTACATTGCTGACAACTACTTTACAGAACTCAAGGAGATTGAGATCCGTAATGAAAGGATGAACATGGTTAATGTAATGGATCCTTATGTTGGTAAATACTTCTCCGTGGAGTATATCAGAACACAGATCCTTAAGCAAACTGCACAGGAGCAAAAAGAAATTGACAAACAGGTTGAATCTGAGATGGAATCTGGTGTTATTGCTGATCCTGCAGCGGAAATGGATCCTGCTATGGACCCTAATGCTGCCCCTCCCGATCAGGGTGGAGAACAACCTCCGCAGGTAGATCCAGGTGATTTACGCAGAGGAGAGTTCTAAGTTACTAAATAGATACAGTAGGAGTTATTATGCCTAGCGAAATCGCACAACAGATCGTCAATCAAATTTTTGGTGACGAAAAAGCGAAAGCAGTTGATTCGGTAAACGATGCCTTATCTGCTGCTGCATACGATGCTGTTCAAGCACGAAAACTTGAATTTGCACAGAGTATGGGTTTTGAATTGGATGACACTGCTCAGGATGCTGCGGATGAAATCGCAGATGAACTTCCTGATAATACAGAAGAAATCCCAGAACCTACACAAGGAAACGTCGAAACCCCTGAGGTAACCGACGAAGAACAACCCGAAACTGAGGAACAAACAGATGAGACTGATCGCTGAAGAGATTAACAATGTCGATTTTCTCTGTGAAGAGAATGAAGGCAAGAAGAATTACTTCATTGAGGGAATCTTCTTACAAGCGGAACTGAAAAACCGTAACAATAGGATGTATCCACTCAAGACTTTATCTAAAGAAGTCGCTAAATATGATGAGAACTACATTCAAAAAGGGCGTGCCCTTGGAGAATTAGGTCATCCTGATGGTCCGTCTATTAACTTGGATAGGGTATCACATAAAATCATGTCGCTCAAAGAAGATGGAAACAACTTCATTGGTAAAGCGAAACTACTTGACACACCTATGGGTAAAGTCGCCAAGTCATTGCTAGACGAGGGTGTAAAACTCGGTGTTTCATCCCGTGGGATGGGTTCTATCCGTAAGGAAGAGAACTGCAATGTTGTTATGGATGACTTCATGCTCGCTACAGCAGCAGATATTGTTGCTGATCCTTCTGCACCTGATGCTTTTGTTGATGGAATTATGGAAGGTAAAGAGTGGGTTTGGGATAATGGAGTTCTAAAAGAGTCTACTGTTGCTCAAATTAAAACAGAAATTGATCACGCAACCCTTATCAACTTACAAGAACGCAAAGTTTCCGCGTTTGAGTCGTTTTTAAAGAGTTTGTGATTTATAAATAAATACAGACAACGCTAATGCATAACGGAGTTTAAACAAATGGCTGAGACCCTCGAAAAAAATCTTGATAACATGGAGGAAGTGACCGAAGGTGCTACCCAATCCAAAACAGCAGTTAACGCGAAAGCAAAACCTGGTGACCCTATCGACACGTCGAAAGGTGGTGCACCTAAGGTGATCGATGTTAACACTGATTCAGAAGAAGGAGCGAAAGGAACTAAGAACGCAGGAGCATCTGCTTCGGGTTCGGTGAAGAAAGCACCTGTTCCTAGCACGAAACCTTCTGACGCATCCGCTAAAATGGAGGAAACCGAAGATGGCGAAGAAGCGATCTCTGAAACCAAGTACGACTTTAGTCAAGATGTTGACGCTCTTGTCGCTGGTGAAGAACTCTCAGAAGAGTTCAGAAACAGAGCAGCAACAATCTTCGAGGCAGTCGTAACCGAAAAGGTTAATGCAGAAGTCCAAGCGTTGCAAGAGGCATTTGAAGAGTCTCTGACTGAAGAAGTCGAAAAAATCAAAACAGAATTAGCCGAGAAGGTTGATGATTACTTATCTTATGCTGCTGACAACTGGATGAAGGAAAATGCACTCCAGGTCGAGCACGGTATCAAGACTGAGATGAGTGAGTCATTCTTCAATGGTCTAAAAAGTCTTTTCCTTGAGCACAACTTTAGCGTGCCTGAGGAAAAATTCAACTTACTTGACGGTATGGTTGGAGAGTTAGATGATATGGAAGCGAAACTCAACGAAACAATCGAAACCAATGTTGCATTGAACAAGCAGATTGGTGACTTTATTAAAATGGAAATCGTGTACGAGTGTGCTACTGGTCTTGCTGAAACCCAAAAGGAGAAGTTAGCATCATTAGCAGAGGGTGTTGAGTTTGAAAATGAAGAAGATTTTCGTAAGAAAGTCGAAACTATCAAGGAATCATACTTCACTAGGAAGGCTGAGATTGCAGAATCTGCAAGCGAACCCACCGAAGAAGCATCTGAACCCCTTGTAGAATCTACAGCGAGTGGCACAATGTCGAAATACGTTGACGCTATTGCTCGTTGGTCCAAATAATTGTAAATTAAACTACTACTCTAAAAGGTAAAAACGAATGACCGTTCAAAAACTACAAGAGAAGTGGGCACCCGTTCTTAATCACGACGCTCTCCCTGAGATCGGTGACTCTTATAAGAAAGGTGTTGTCGCTCAACTCTTAGAAAACCAAGAAAAAGCACAAATCGAAGAAGGTCAGATTCTTTCTGAAACTCTTCAAACCACTGGTTACACTGGTAGCAGCACCGCCACAGGTCCTGTTGCAGGTTTCGACCCAGTGCTCATTTCATTGATCAGAAGATCAATGCCTCAGTTGATCGCCTATGACATCGCGGGTGTTCAACCAATGACAGGTCCTACTGGACTTATCTTTGCGATGCGTACTAACTACGGTAGCGAAAGAGATCCTAACGCATCTGGTTACGACGAAGCATTCTTCAATGAGCCTAACGCAGGTTTCTCTGGTGGTGCAGGTTCTTCTTACGATCCTGGTGCTTCCAGTTCTGCAAACAACGACGCTGAAGGCAACAACCCTGCTGTTCTTAACGATGGTTCTCCTGGAACTTACGAACTAACAGGCGATGCTCAAGGCATGTCTACTTCAACCGTTGAAGGTTTAGACGACAGTGCATCTAACACTGCGTTCAGAGAGATGGGTTTCTCCATCGAGAAGGTGACTGTAACTGCCAAGGCAAGAGCGTTGAAAGCAGAGTACAGCATCGAACTTGCTCAAGACTTGAAAGCAATTCACGGTCTTGATGCAGAGCAAGAGTTGAGCAACATTCTCTCAACTGAGATCCTTGCTGAAATCAACCGTGAAGTTGTTCGTACCATCTACACTAACGCTGTTGCAGGTGCTCAGAACAATACTGCTAACGGTGGTATCTTCGACCTCGATGTTGACTCAAACGGTAGATGGTCTGTTGAGAAGTTCAAAGGACTTCTGTTCCAGATCGAAAGAGATGCTAACGCTATCGGTCAGCAAACTCGTCGCGGGAAGGG